AGTTGTTCCAATGCCATTCGATGGAGAACCAAAGCATGATAATTAAAGAAAGAGAAGTTAATATTATATTCATAATATTGACTTCGATATGTTTAGTAATTATCTATCTCGGATAACTACAAACAATAACAATATAGAGCCTCTATCATTCAGTTGATAGGGGTTTTTTATTATAGATATCTAATTAAAAAAACCGCCTAAGAATTAACCATTAAATGGCTTATACACTAGGGGAGACAATAAGAACCTATGAATATAAAGCTTATAGCATAATTATATATATTGTATCTAATGATTAAGTAATGTTAAAAGAAGATAAGCCGTACCTTCTAACATGCTTATATAATTATTTATTATATTATTATCTAAGGGGCTATATGAATCTATAATGACTATCATATAAACATTATTAATTATTCTGGCTAGTGAAGATCATATAATTAATAATATCTTTATCATGAAGGCGTAAGGCTCTTAAAATATCATAAAAAATAGATACATCATGCCAAGATATCATGACCCCCAAAGCCCACGCATGTATATAGGTGTATACCCATTCATACTATGGAGGGAAATATTAAGTCTATTAGCCCCCACTAATATACCTAGCAAAGCCAAGTCATAAAAAAAACCATTAAATACAATCTGAATCTGGTTGCGAGTTTTTGTTGACAATTGTAAAAAAAATAATATAAAATTAGAGGTGGATAATAGCCTTTAAAATAAAATGAATTATAGTGTTGGGATTTACCACCATTAGTCCTCCAAGATTATGTAATAAATTTCAACACTTCCCATTATGCAAGATAACAAAAGAGTTGAGGAAATCCTCAATACCCTAAAGAAAAGGCAACAAGAGTATAAACTCAATTACTACGAGCCTTATCCTTTCCAGAAGAGATTTCATGAAGCTGGGTTAGATACTAACCAAAGGCTTCTAATGGCGGCTAACAGGGTCGGTAAGTCTTATGTGGGCGCTATGGAGATGGCAGCGCATTTGACTGGACTGTACCCAAAATGGTGGAAAGGGAGAAGATTTGAAGAGCCTATAAGGGCTTGGGTCTGTGGGGCTTCTAACGAGACCACACGAGATATCTGTCAAAAAGAACTATTTGGGCAACCTGACAATCCTAGAGATAAAGGGAAGGGAAGTATTCCCAGACATCTCATTGGCGAAACAACAAGAAAACCTGGTGTTCCTAACGCTCATTCATCGGTGCTTGTTAAACATAACTCTGGAGGATGGTCTAGGGTTGCCTTTAAAGCCTACGAACAAGGGGCAGAAAAATTTATGGGGGAGAGTATTGATCTAGTATGGCTAGATGAAGAACCACCCAGAGAGATATATTCACAATGTATTACTCGTACTTTGGACAGGAGAGGACAGGTTTACCTGACTTTTACCCCTGAATCAGGCATGACTGAGGTAGTACAGAACTTTACATCGGATTTGAGACCAGGACAATCGCTTATAACAGCAGATTGGGAGGATGCAGAGCATTTAACTGAGGATATGAAAACTCAGATATTAGAAGCTTTGCCGCCCCATGAGCGTGACATGAGGTCAAAAGGAATTCCTATGATAGGTAGTGGACTTGTTTTCCCTATCTCAGAGGAGAGTCTAGCTTGTGATCCTTTTAGTATACCACAGCATTTCCCTAGAATTGCTGGGCTAGACTTTGGATATGACCACCCTACTGCCGTAGTATGGTTGGCTTGGGATGTTGATGAGGACATAGTCTATGTGTATGACTGCTATAGAATGAGCAAACAAACACCTGATTATCACGCATCACACATCAATCAAAGAGAAGGTAGCAACTATATCCCTGTTATATGGCCACACGATGGATATCAACACGATAAAGGCTCTGGTATTACACTAGCAGAACAATACAGAACGGCTCATGTCAATATGACTCCTTTTCATTTTGAAAATCCTCCAGCTTTAGGAGAAAAAAAAGGCGGAAACTCTGTAGAAGCAGGGTTAATGGACATGTTAACACGCATGGAACATGGGAAATTTAAAGTATTTAACACAATGTATGATTGGTTTGAAGAATACAGGATGTATCATCGTAAAGATGGCAAATTAGTCAAACTTAAAGATGATTTAATGTCTGCAACACGATATGCAGCGTTAAGTCTAAGACATTCAACAGTAGAAACATCAAAATGGAACAGTAAGGGCAGATTAGGTCCTGATGTAGCCATTGTTTGAGGAAATAAATGGCAAAAACTAAAAAAATGACAAAAGAAGACCTTGTATCCAGGTTATCATCAGAAATTCAAGCATCTAGCGGACATATGAACAGCGAATTATCTCACCAAAGAGAAGATTCAATGAAATATTATCTAGGTGAGCCTTTCGGTAACGAAATAGATGGTCGATCAGAGATTGTTACTACCGATGTACGAGACACAGTCGAATACATAATGCCAAGTTTAATGCGTATCTTTACTACGCATAACAATGTTGCAGAATTTGAGCCAGAAGGTCCTGAAGATGTACAAATGGCACAACAAGCTACTGATTATGTTAATTATGTCTTTAACAAGCAAAATAACGGCTTTAAGGTGCTATATGATGCCTTTAAAGACGCTTTAATATCAAAAACAGGCATTATAAAGCATTATTGGGAAGAATCAGAAGAGGTTAGCACGGAAAATTATGCTAATTTAACGGATATTGAGTTTCAATCTATACTGGCAAACGATGAATTAGAGGTTTTAGAGCATACAGAGGTTGTTAAACAAGAATCTGTAGTACAAAACGGACAAATAGTGTCGCCTAGAATGGCAGAACACGATGTTAAAGTTAAAAGAACTAAAAAAAATGGTCAAGTTAAGGTCATTTCAGTACCTCCAGAAGAATTTTTAATCTCAAGAAGAGCAACAGACATAGAATCTGCTAGTTTTATCTGTCATAGAGTAAAAAAATCAGTATCCGATCTGATTTTAGAAGGATATTCTAAAAAAGATGTGGAAAACATACCTAGTTATTCACAAAACAACGCTGAATACAACGAAGAAAGACTCGCTAGGTTTAGTTATGATGATGATTCTATACCGCCAGACGAAGGAGAAGGCGCTAGTAGACAGGTTTGGATTGAAGAATGCTACATGAGAGTAGATTACGACAACGATGGGATAGCGGAACTAAGAAAAATTACCAAAGGCGGTGATTACATTCTAGATAACGAGCCTATCGATTATTTGCCGTTTTCAACGATCTGCCCATTACCGATCCCACATAAGTTTTACGGCATGAGTATTGCCGACACAGTCAAAGACATACAATTGATCAAATCAACGATTATGCGTAATCTTTTAGACAATATGTATCTAACTAATAACGCAAGATACGCAGTATTAGCAGGACAAGTAGAGTTAGACGACTTATTAACATCAAGACCAGGCGGAATTGTAAGAATGAGAGCGCCAGGAGCGGTTACAGCTTTACCTACCCCACAAATACAACCTTATGCGTTCCAAATGGTACAGTATTTAGACGGCATAAGAGAAGAAAGATCAGGGGTATCTAAAATGACACAAGGATTAAACCCAGATGTGCTTACTTCTCATGTAACTTCAGGGGCAATATCAGCAGCAACTGAGTCTTCTATGCAAAGAATTGAGCTAATTGCTCGTATATTTGCCGAAACAGGCATAAAAGATGTGTTTAGATGCATCTATCAACTAGTCCAGAGATACGAAAACAGAGATAAAATGGCATATTTAAATGGTAAATTCGTGCCAATTGATGTTTCTCGTTGGAAAGAAAAGCTAAATTGTATTGTAAATGTAGGTGTTGGATCAGGTAGTCAGACTTCTAAAATGCAAACCATGTCTAGCATCATGAATATATTACAAACTTTAGTCCAACAAGGTGGCATGGGTACTTTGGTAAACCCACAAAACATCTATAACGCTGTCAGCGAGTATATAGCGCAATCTGGCTATAAAAACGCAGATACATTCATTACTGATCCTTCAACTGTTCCTCCGAAACAACAAGGGCCATCTATGGATGATCAACTAGCTATGCAAAAAGCTAAACTTGAAGTGCAAAAACTACAAGTACAAGCGCAAACAGCACAGGTTGATGCTAATTTGAAAGAACAAGAGTTGGATATGAAGAAAAAAACAGCTTCTATAGACTTTGCCATTAAACAACAAGATTTAGAACTTAAAAAACAACAATTAATTTTAAACGAAGCTGAGCTTAAACTTGAAGCTATACAAGGTAGACCAGTTGGAATAGGACCAAAATAATGAAAACAAAAGGCTACGGAAAAGCAGAAAGAAAAAAATTAGTTTCCAGAGAAATAAAATATTGTACTAACAAAGGCACAAAGCATAAAAAATGCGTAGCAATGGCGTTGAACATGTACCCTAAAAGAACTAAGTTGCCACTAGCATGAGAGATTTAAACGAATTAAATATAGAAATAGAGTTAATCAAGAAAGATATTAATGATATAAAAAACAATCACTTACAGCATATTGAAAGAGATATGAGAGATGTAAAGATTGAGGTTTTTAGATTTAAATATGTTATCTGGGGAGCTTTAGTTATATTTATATTAATGACAGATAAATTTACAGAACTATTGAGGTTATTATAATGTACGGCAAAAAAACAAAAAAAAACAAAAAGAAAGGCAAAGGCAAATGTTAACTAAAAGACAAAAGGATACTCTTGCAAAGCATAAAGTGCATCATACTGCAAAACATATGGCTTTTATGCGCAAGGAAATGAACAAGGGAAAGACTTTTACACAGGCACATAAATTAGCAATGAAAAAGGTAGGAAAATGAGTTTATACGAAAATATTAATAAAAGAAAAAAAGCAGGAACAAGTAGAAGTAAAAAGAAATCTACGATATCAGATAAAGCATATGCAAATATGAAAGCTGGTTTCCCTAAAAAAAGTACAAAAAAAAACAAAAGAAAGAGTAAAAAGAAGGCTTGATAGATAAATCAAAATTTACCAGAACAGAATTACAACAGTTAATGTTAAAATATCGCATTTCTGTAAACGAATTATCCTTGAAGACATCAATATCACACAACGATATTCGAGGATATTTAACAGGCAAACGACCTATACCCACTCATGTAGTGGACAGAGTTTGTCAAATTGGAGAAGAAAATGACAGATAAAGAAGCACAAATAAAAGAAGGAAGGGAAGCTAGAGCGTTGCTCGAAAACCCCATCTTAATAAGATCATACGAAGTTATACAAAACCAAGCTTTTCAAGACTGGCTCAGAACAGGTTTGACTGAAACCGACAAAAGAGAAGCAATATACCATTCCGTTGTTGGTACACTTAAATCACAACAGGTTCTCGTGAATACTGTAGAAAACGGAAAACTAATTGAAGACGAATTAAAAGGGGGTAAATAATCATGGCAAAAGAAGATATCCCTATAAAACAATCCGCTTTTGGCGGAACTCCTGTTACAGATGTACTGTCTGCACAGAGAGCAATAAAAGAATCTAGTATTCTGGGCGCTCAAAATGAGCCATCCCAAGAAGACGAAGAAAAAACAGAAACAACGGAAGAAGTTTCTGCACAGGACATGGAGTCCGAATCAGTTGAAACAGAAGCAGCTAACCCAGATGGGTTAACAGCAGAAGATATAAAAGAAGAAAATACTGAAGAAGAAGTTGAGGAACAGGAGCGATATACTGTCAAAGCGGCAGGAAAAGAGCATTCTGTGACCCTTGATGAGCTGAAAAAAGGTTTTCAATTTGGAGCTGATTACAGTAGAAAAAATGCCATGCTTGGCGAGGACAGACAAAAGTTAGAAGAAGAGAAAAGAATGCTCTCTCAACAACTTGAGACTACTCAACAAGAAAGGCAGCGTTACTTGTCACGCCTAGAGGACATTGATCAAATAGTAGATAATGATTTAAAAGCATTCGAGTCTACAGATTGGGCAAAACTCAAGGTAGAAGACCCTGTTCAATACTCTATAAAAAGAGATGAAGAAAGGCAATTACAAGAGAGCAGAAAACAAATAGCTGAAGAGAGAAAAAGTCAGCAATACGCAGCACAACTAGAAGCTGAGAAGAAAATTGAGGAAGTTAGAGTCGAACAAGCAAGAATTGTTGCAGATAAAATTCCTAATTGGTCTGATCCTGTAGAAGGACCTAAAGTTAAGAGCAGAATTAAAAACTTTGCTATTAAATCTGGGTTTACAGAAAACGACATATCTCAACTAATAGATGCTCGTAGCGTTGAAATTTTACACAAAGCTATGAAATATGATGACTTGGTCAATGCAAAGATAAAGAACAAAAAAGTTAACAATGTTCCTAAAGTGACTAGACCTGGTACGAAACAAACATCTGACGAAGTAAATACTGAAAAAAGAGCGCAACAAAAAGCAAGGCTTAGAAGAACAGGAAGTGTTAAAGACGCACAAGACCTGATTAAAAATCTTCTATAGTCTAATTAAACTTTATACAGAGGTAATCAAAAATGGCATTTACAACAAATGCGTATGAAACTTTTGACGCTAATGACAACAGAGAAGATTTGGCTAATGTTATCTATAACATTTCTCCAACTGACACTCCAATGATGTCATCTATCGGTACTGCAACTTGTACTTTTACTAAGCACGAGTGGCAAACTGATGCATTAGCGGCAGCAGCAGCAAACGCACAAATAGAGGGAGATGACGCTCCCAATGCTGCTTTATCAGCTACTTCTCGTGTTTTCAACTACACACAGATTTCTTATAAACCTGTGATCGTAACTGGCACACAAGAAGTTACTAAAAAAGCAGGTATGACAGACGAACTAGCTTACCAAGTGGCTAAAGCTGGTAAAGAACTAAAACGCGACATGGAGTTAGCAATGACTGGTA